TCCATTCTCATTTGAGATTGAGTCATTATTGCATTAACACCTGTTGCAGTTTTATTTAAACTATCTGCATCTAAACCTTGATTGTATCTAGTAACACCAGTTCTAGTTTCTCTAACAGTATCTAAATATTCTAATAATGGAAAAGCTTGTTGCGAAATCGTTTGCGATTGCATTGGCAGCATAACTTGTGATGGTGGTTGTTTAGTTCTAACTACCCCACCAGGTCTTGAAGTTAAAAGGTCATCCAAATTAACCATGCCATCCATTATGGCAACTCTGTTGTTATTAGTTAAATACATATTGTCTAGCAACTGTCGCATAACAGTTGATTTAACTAATTGCACATCTTCTACTAACTCAGAAACTGATCTGCCATAAAATCTGTGTGGCATTGGAATTGGAGTTAATGAACAGAAAGGAATATGATCGCAAGGATAATTTTCCAACACTTCATAACTACCAGAACCTGCTACACAAACTTTTCTTAATTCGGCAACACCATCATCATCCATGTCGGCTCTGACATAACATTCATAAATTTCTATTTCTTGCGTTGCGTTATCAGGGGCATTTGTAAATGGTGCTTGGTCTATGTCTTTGTATCTTGTAATTCTTTCGCTATTTAAAATAGCATTGTTTGAAGTAGGTAAATTTTCGACAATTTCTCTGTCATAACCCATTTCAATTAAATCGGATCTAGTTTTTAAAACTCTATGAGCTACAAAACTTGCATCTTCAATTGATTTTGCAGTTTTTTGTATTAAAAATTCTTCAGGTGGAACATTTTCTATCTTAACTTTGCCACCCATTGATGTTCTTTTAACAACACAGTTGTAAAGCATTGGTGTTGGCTCATCTTCAACTAATCTGCCTTGTGATTCAGCTTCAGCAGCTAATGCTGCCATCGCTTCTTTCATTTTTTCATCAACGAAAGACTCTTTTTCTATTATTTCAACACTTTCATCGTTTAAAATTAGCTGATATTCTTGTTCGTTTAAATTTTGATATGTTTCTTGCTCAACTTTTTGGCTTTCATCCCAAAAAACTTTAACAATTCCATTTTTTTCTAATAAAGCATCTTTAAACCAAGTATATAAAATAGAAAAACCAGCATTATCTTTATTAAAAATATAATTTATGTAATTTGTAGCTTGATCTGCTAATGCAACATCCTCAGATTTAACAGGTTCGCATCTAACCACTTGATCTGACGATGTAAAAATTCTTAAAAGGTTAGGTAAGATAGTTTCAATGGTATCAGCAACATCGGTTGATACGACTTGGGATCTACCATCTATTTCTGTGCCTAATTTATCACCCATATAATACTCAAGGGATTTTCTTCTTTGAGCAGATAAATTACTGCCCATAAATCCTATCGCATTATTTATTTCTGAGTGTATTATTCCTTTTAATTCTAATTCTGTAACTTTTGCCATATTAAACTATATAATTTGTATTAATTGGAACTTGTTTTTTCCAATTTGAAATTTCAGCACCTTGTCCAATTATGCCAGTCCTAAAACTATCGGCACAATGCGATGCGTAATTGTGCATGGGTTTATTTTTAAAGCATTGGTTTTTATCATCCCACCTTTTTTGGTAAGCCTTTAAAAACTCAATTCCTGTTTTACATTTTTCTTTATCAAACCAACAATTAGGTAAAGATTTTCGTACTGCCTCAATTCCATCTTCAATGGATATTTTTGGTGCTACTTCAAAAGCAATACCTAGCTCTAAAGCACTTTCTAATCTTGATTTACCAAGATTGCCCAGTTCCCTAACATTAATATCAAAAGGAGCTATGTGTTTTGAATATTCAAAACCTTTTTGGTCAATAACATTTGCGTAATGATCTAAACCATAGCCACTATTTTCATAGTAATCTATTAATCTAATTTCGCCTTTATACCTTTGCACAAACCAAATGGATGTTTGGTCATTCATGCCTAAATCCCACCAAGTTTCTACATCCAGGTTATCATCGTAAGGCACTTCAGTTATTTTACCTTCTTTTGCCAAGCCCTCTATGATTTGACCATAATAAGAACCTGTAATTGCAGCTTGAAAGCTACACTCAAACTCTTGGTCGTATAAATCCTTAGACATGACAGCTTTCGCTGCATCTAATTCGTCTTGGTCTAAAATTTTAGTTTCACTTGCCTTAAATACACAAGCATACCAATCTTTGTTTTCTTTTGCCTGTTGGTATAATTCGTAAAAATAATTTCTGCCTTTTGGTGTACCTATAAATACACACCAACCTTTTCTGTCTGCCAAAGCTGGTCTTATGACCTCTGGAAAGATTGTAGGCTTAATTGATTGTGTTTCATCAAACACACAACCATCTAAAAATATACCCCTTAAACTTTGATCGTTCTCAGCACCTAGAATTGTTATCCTTGCACCATTAGGTAAATCGCACCTAAGTTCACTTTCGTTAAATTTAGTGCCTGGTATCTTTTCTGCATACTGTTTTATGTAATCCCATGCTGTTGCCTTTCCTTGTTTAAATGTGGGGCTTAGAAAGGCATATCTAGGGTTGGGCAAGGGGTTTGTAAGAGCTGCTTTTAGTATGTGATTAATTGTGCATACTGTTTTCCCAGCTCTACGATGTAATACTAAAACATTAAATCGGTGCTTATCAATTTGCTTGTGCAAAAAATTCTGTAATTTTCTTGGCTTGTATGGAATGACAATGTTTGTCATTTTAAAACAAAACCCCCTAATGTATGGTTACACCTCTAGGGATCATTAAGCTTTCAATGCCTAAATCATCCATTAGGTGATGTGAAAACTTTTTGCATTCTGAAATATCGTTAAATCCTCCAAAGTGTACTACGACACTATTGCTAGACTCCATTACATAAATGATTGCTGAATAACCTTTGTTACCATCTAAAAAATTATACATAAAATTCCTTGTTTAACTGTGTGTACTACCCCTAAATTTATTTTTATGTCCAGATATGGCTTTGGGGTATCGGTTCGTTCAAAACCCCCCAAATCCTGAGGTTTTATCTGTAAACTGATACATAATCAGTTGCTTTAGCTATTTTACCTTGAGTATTAATGTTTTTAAGTTCCAGGTATAGAATTGGTATAGCTTAGACCAATAAATCTTTATGATTAAGAACAAAATGCGAACATATTTGCCTTATTTTTGCCTATAAGACTCTCTGTGCTAGATTTATCTGTGACTCACAAAATATTACGAAATACTCTGTGATTTCAACACTTTTATTTATCCCACTTAACAACAAGAGGTGTATTTTTATCAAAATTAAGTGTAGTTGCATCCCTTTTTGCATAATATTTGGGAGCAATTCGTTCACTTTTCCACTTACTTAAATCAACAAATGCTTTAATCAAGTGTGTTTTACCTAAATCTGTTTTGTCCACTAACTTACTGTTAGCAATACTTTCATTTAATAAATCCTGTGCATCAGACAATAAATACTCAATACCATCTGTTTTAGCATTCTCATACTCAGCTCTTAAATTAGGATATTTACTGGTATCTCTCATCCAGGTTCTAAATGTTTCCCAACATGGTCTTTCAGGTAACTTATTAATTGGTGAAAGACATGATCTGATAGATTTACCTTGAGCTAGTTCAGATAGTATTTCTGAGATAACTGTCTTTGAATATTTAGTTTTATTAGCCATTTTCCTTATATATTTGTGGTTGTAATCTTGTTAGTGATAGTGTTTAATACTGTTATCAACTGATTCTAACGAATCAAAGGAGAGAAATATGTTTAAAAAAACTAAATATTTAACAACTCCTATTGTTATGTTTAAAGTTCCTGTAGTTAAATATTATCGCAATAAAGAAATATTTAATGCAGCTTTAAAAGACAGGAAGAAGTTAAATAAGCTTAAATTACATGACTTTAAGCCAATTGAACAAAGATAATTAATCATAGAGGGGTAGCTATTTGAGAGAGAGAAAGAAAGAAAGGAAGCTACCCCATCATATGATTCAAACTAAAAAAAAGATTTTATAAAAAAACACTTAAATTCAGTATAAAGTTTTTCTTTAACTTTTTTGATAATTTGTCAAATCTTTTACAAATATTTTTTTAAATTTTTATTTGCTGTATTACAAGCATCAACTAAAGCTCTAAAATACATATACCTAATCTTCTCATGAGACCAATCTAAGTAGAATCTTTTAAGATCCCTATAGCTTCTGTAGGGGAAGTTCCTAAGGTAGATTAGTTCCCTCTGTTCTGGGGTAACATCCATCATTAGTAATAATATAAAATCATATATAGATAATTGTCTGGAAGTAGGAATTATTCTAGGTCTAGCAAGTGGATCTGCCGAATCTTTGTAAGTATCTTTATCAGGTGATACATCTAATAGCTGGAAATTAGTAACACATTTAGGTTTTTTAAGTCCTGGTAATTTTCTATCGACAAATGCAGCTATAGATAAGAATCTATCCAATTCTTCTGTTGTTAATCTAGCTGTTATCATTAGGTTTATAAATTGTGTCTAAATATTGGTTAAATCTATCCTTTGATAAGGATTTCTTTAGCTGTTTAGTCTTTTTATTAAGATCATGTGCTTTTCTATCCTTAATTCTACTATCTTTAGCTTTTTTATAGTAAAAGTTATGGTTCTTTACAAAATTACCAATTACTTTCTTTATTTTATCCTTTTGATCCATATATTATTCTCTATTAAGTATTTTCTATTTAAGACCTACAAAAATTAACCCCCATGACCTATAAAAATTAACTACCGAACTTTAGGATTAATGGTAACAACTTTGCCATTGTTAATTTCTTGGGATAACTTTTTGCTGTGTATTTTTTGCTTGATAGATTTACTAATTCTTTGCCTTTTACCATTATTCATACGAATAATTTCTTGCATCTTATTCCTATCAAATGTGTAATTATTAGCTTTGTTTCTTTTAGGTTGGTGTCTAGCAACCAAACCAAATAATGTTAAATTATCTAAATACTTCCTTAGTGTAGCCTCAGATTTAATACCAGTTCTACGCATTAAATATTTATTAGACACATTTACACCATATTTGCAGTTTTGGAATCTTCTAATTAAAATATACAATAGCTTTTCATGGCTATTTAGATTAAGATTATCCAACAATTCCACATCTACTTTTTCAAAAGTCCAGCTCAAAATCTTAACTCCTTGTTTTCGGCAGTAGGTTTAAATTTATCTGTTTGATTGCCCCAAATATCCCAACCTGGTGTAACAGTTCTGCTGAACATTTCTAATCTTGGTAAATCTCCACAAAGCTGTACGATTTTTTCCCTAATGCAATCAGGCTTTCTACTGTGCTCTCTTATTGGCTCATAAATAACTTGGTGTATGCCTTTATCTAACCTTTTAGGTTTTCCTTTAGTGCCTAATAGGCATATTTCAGCATTAGACCTAGTCCAACCACCCATTCCCCAAAAACTATCAAATGAATCTACTGGAAAGAAAGATGCTTGGTTTGTATCAGTTCTTTTATTAGTTTTAATCCAAACAAAAGCACAAGTTTTTAATTCAAAACCCCAAGCCTTAATAACATCTAAACCCTCTTGTAACAAAGGGAAAGTTGCCCACATAAATAAAATACTATCATCTGCTGTAATGTTCTTTACTGGTAGACCACAAATATCCCCTATAGGCATTACAGGGTAGTGCTGCACTTTTGCCCTTTGTGGCAGCTTACCATTGTAAGACCAAGCTGGATCAGCATAAATAATATTATATTTTTTATTTGGTAGCTGCACTATTGCCTGACTCCTTATTAATTTTAATATCGTTTAATGACATTTTTAAAATAAATTGTGCGTAATGATCACAACAGTAATATTTAGACTGTTCCTTTAAATCAGCTTTGGTAGTACAATTTTTTACACAACAATTTTTTTTAGGATCACCATACATATCTAATTCCTCATTCAATTTACTTTTCCATCTTCAAATTCAACTTTAGTATTAAAAGAAAATGAAATTCTTTCGTCTTTAGAATTTTCAGAATAAAATGGAAATACTGAGTGCAATAAATTAGCTGGGAACAAATACCAATCCCTTACTTCTGGATTTATGGTAAATATAGAATTATTAAATATGCTTTCTGAACCCTCACTAAATTGGGTTTTGCCATTTATTTTATGATGGTTTTTTTCATTACTATTATTTTCTTCCATAATTTTAGGAATCTGTAAAAATCCAACACAGCTCAAATGAGGTTGTTTATCTTCATCTTTGCCAAAATTTGTATGAGTATGCTGTGGGTTCTGATCTCTTGAAACAGAAACAACAAACCAGGCAGATAATATTTTAATATTTTTAACTTTTTTATGTGGGTAGTGATGTAAACTATATTGCTGAATAATGGGATTAAAGAATTTTTGTTTCCATTTAAGCATCAACTCTGGAGTTATTAAATATTCCTCTTGGACAGCTCCAACTAAATTATTACCAAAATCATGTGTTCTAGCTTTATCCTTATCTTCTCTAATTTCTTTTAAATCTTTTAAAAAATCAGAAATTAACTGCAAAGGAAGTTCAGCTTTAGCAAGTGTTGAGCCAAATGGTTTAAGTAATTTAAAATTTATTTTATCAGACATTCTTGTTCCTTTTCTTTAATTTCAACTGTTGCGATTGTGTCGTTATGTTGCCCACCATGAGCAACTAAAACAATTTTAGTTATTTTAAATCCATATTTTTCTCCAATACCCCCACTATTCCAACCAAAAGAAATAACTTTGCCATTACTTTTAATTATTCTTGAAATTTCTTTTTTACAACTTGACCAATAGGAAGCATTCATTGGATGGTTAAAAGCTAAACCATTATTAGAATACATTTCTTTTAATTGTCTTTGAGAATATGGTGGATCAAAAACTAAAAAATTTTCTGAATTATCAGGTATAGTTTTTAAATAATCAATAGCATCTTGTTTATAAGGAAAAGGAAATGGATCTATATAATTATCCCCTAATTCAAATTTTATTAGTTCGGCAAAAGGTTTAATTTCAAAAGTTTTATGAGTTGGCATAGACCAAAATCTTTTAAATTCAATTTTATCTGTCATTCTTGTTCCTCTGCTTTGATAATTGCTTTTCCGATTTCTGTTGCGATTTGTGGTACGATTGCGTTTCCAAGTGATTTAATTCTGTTGGTTCTATTTTTGTCCAATTCATAGGAAATCCCATTAGGAACTCCACAAATAAGCTGTTGAGTTTCCCACCAGGTTTGTTGTTTTTTAAAACTTGAATTGACATTTTCTGTTGCACTATTTCCCTTTTGCAAGTTATCGGATTGTAAGCTATGTCCTTTGCATCTGATGTTGTTGGAGTTGGATATATTCTTACTAGCTCCGATAAACCCAAGCTGTTTCTTTTCATTTGATGTTTTAAATTTCTGTTCGTTACTGTGTCCATTGATGTTGGAGTTGGATAAAGCAGCGACAATCCAGACTCTGTTTCTTTTGTGCCAAGCTCCTTGCGAACTAGCTGGAATAATAAAAGTTTGGACTTCGTAACCAATGGTTTCCAAATCATTGTGTATTCCTTGCAAGACTTTTCCCTCTGACATATTAACAATTCCTTGCACATTCTCTCCAACAACCCACCTTGCTTGAGTCTCTTTAATGATTCTAAGCATTTCTGGAAATAGGTATCGGTCATCTTCTGTTCCTTTTCTTTTCCCTGCTGTGCTAAATGGTTGACATGGGAATCCTCCAGTAATGACATCTGCTTTAATTTTTGTTCCATCTATATCTCTTATGTCCTCATATATTTTTGTTCCTTGCCAATGTTTCTGTAATACCTTTTGACAAAATTTATCTTTTTCACAAAATGCAATTGTTTTAAATTTACCGGTAGCTTCCAAGCCAACACTAAAACCACCAATGCCACTAAATAAATCAAGTACACTTAATTCCATGCTCCATCTTTCAAAAATTTTATTGGTGTAAGTTTATCTGTTGGTACTGAATGAACTTTAGGTCTGTCAGTAATACCAAAGTCTGTAAGAAATTTATCTGTGCCTAATACATAACTGCTATTAACAAAGCC